GGTACTGCGACTGCCGCAGCAACAACTGGAGGTGAAGATGCGGGAGCAACACCATCATTTGGAGGTGGAGGTTTTGAAACTGCAGAACCTGCAGGGGTAGAAGCACCACCAGCAGAAGCTCCACCAGCAGGGGGTGAGGCTGAAGTAACTCCTGAATCTAAAAAAGAGAAAATGAATATCTTATTAGAAAGTGGTTTTGCAGAACAAAGTAGATTTTTTAATTTAGACCAAGGTCAAGATTCTTTAGGAGAAATTTCAAAAGAATTAGATAAGTTGTTAAATTCGTAATATTTATATTGAAAACAAACAAAATGACTTTCGGACAAATCAAATCCATAATTGAAAATAATTTATTAGAGTCCTACAGAAATGAACAGGAGTTTAAAAAATCGTTAAAAGAATTCAAACATAATGTTTTGAGTAATAAAAATATGTCAAAACTTTATTCTTTATACGACCAACTAAGTTCTCCGCAAGGACTAACAGAAAACGACGCCAAGGACTTTCTTGATGAAGGTATTAATTTAATTCAAAAATTATTACCAACTATTAAAACTCCAAAAACTATGAGTGAGAATGTGGAGAACAACTACTCTGATGTTGATTCACTTGTTTATAGTAATAAATTGGATTTAATGGAAAGATTAAAATCAAGAAAAAATTTGATTCAAGTTCTAACCTCAAGTAAAAAAGAAACAGTTAAAGAAACAATTAATATTCCTTTAAAATCTATGGTTTCAATTGCAAACCAAACTTTGAATAGTTATCTTGACAATCTTGATGAAGGGGCTAAAAAAGAATTTATTCAGTTAATGTCTGAAGACACATCTTCACTTAAAACTAAGTTTGAAGATTTGCGTTCAAGTGCAATCGAAAAACTTTCAACACTTTTAGAAAGTGAGCAAGAATTTGAGGTTAAAACAAAATTGTCCGAAACAATCGACCGTTTAAAGGTTGAGAAGTTTGACCAGTTAAATTTCCTTAAGTTAAAGAATTTAGAAGAATCAATCTAATTTAGATTTCATTTTCTGAACATAAGAAGCTTTTAACTTCTGTTGTCTCTTAACCACCGACGGTTTTACAAATTCTTTTTTACCAAACAACATTTGATTTTGCTTAGTTTTAATCACTTTTGACTTTAACGTTTTCAACGCTTTTTCAATTCCTTCTTTTTTTACATCTACTTTTAACATATAATACAAATATCTTAATATTTCTGAAAGTTTTTGACAATTCCCATAAAATTTGTTATTTTTTAACAAACAAATAAACATTGACAATATGAAACTTAATGAAAAAGGGAAAAAGTGTAAAGTTAAATCTATACAATCCAATTAAATCTGTATACGGAACCGTAGATTCAAAAAATTTGAAATCACTATACATAAACATACAATCATGGGTAACACCAAAATTTGAACACGATAATTGGAATAGAGTTGTTTGTAATTTAAGTAGAGATATCAAACATTCGGTATACAACTCCATAAACACAGAATTATTCAAAGAACAAAGTATAGTTGATTTGGACCTCAGGACAAGTGGTATCTCACACGGAAAAAAGTCATTCTTAAATTTAGAGGTTAACTTATACACAAATCAAGAGATGGATTTCAAGTCCATAGAAATAAAAAACTCAGTCAAACAAATCATTAAAAACATATTCAAGGAAAACGTAATTCAGAACAAATACTTCGAATTTTCACCATCTAAAAACGATTAATATCAAAAAGATACTTATACTGTATATTTATCTTAAAAAGAATTCATGAAACAATTAAGAATTTTAGAAGCAAGTGAAGTAGGTCATGGAATATTGGTTGAAACCGATGCAGGTTGGATATCACCAAAAGATGTTCGTAATGCCGAGATGTTAAGAGAAGCGAAAGAATTAGATTATAGAAATCCTTTTGAATTTTATGCGGTATTACAGAAATACGATACACCAAATAGAAATGGAAGATTTTATCCTGAGAGAATATTAAAGAGAGAAGCTGATAACTATAAAAAGGCAATTGCTAAAGGTTTGTCTACTTCAGAACTCAATCACCCTGAATCATCTTTAATTGACTTGGATAGAGTATCTCATATTATCACAGACATATGGTGGGATAAAAATATTTTGATGGGTAAACTTAAATTGTTAACATCACCAGGATTTCATGAAAGAGGTATTGTTTCTACTAAAGGAGACCAAGCAGCTAACTTAATGAGACAAGGTGTTACTATGGGAGTTTCTTCAAGAGGGGTAGGGTCCTTAAAGAAAGTTGGCGAAAGAAATGAAGTACAGGATGATTTCGAATTAATCTGTTTTGACTTAGTATCGTCTCCATCAACACCAGGAGCTTACTTGTTCACTAATCCAAATGACAGAGAAAAGTATGAGGAGAACTTAGAGGAAGAAAAGAAATACAAATCTCCTGAAAATTCTGAATTTCAAGCTAAAGGTGTTGACTTAATGAGAAAATTAACCGATTATTTGGGAAAATAATAAATTATGGACGAAAAATATTTTGTAGCAAAAATTCAGTATGACTTACCAGATGAGAATACAGGTAAGATTAAGAAAATCAGAGAAGAAAAATTAGTTAAAGGTTTTTCAGTGACAGATGTGGAAGCTAAAGTTACGGAAAAATATCAAGGTTTTACTAATGATTGGAGAATTACAGCAGTATCTGAAAGTAAGATTGATGAGGTAATCGAATAACCTAATTCAACAAATTAAATAAAAGTGGTCCGTTAAGACCACTTTTTTTATGCTCTGAAATATTTATTAGTTATAAATAAAAAAATAATAAAACTACCGAAAACGATATTTTTTGTCTTTTGGTAATATTTATATTGTAAAAATAATAGATTTTCATGAAAGAAAATAAAACTTTAGTTCAAGAGGCTCTTATTCAAATGAAACAAGTTGAAGATGTCATAGCCGAAAATGCAAAAGGAATACTTGCTTCTACAATGAAGGAGGAAATCAATCAATTAGTAAAGGAATCTTTATCTGAGCAAGAAGCTGAGGATGAGATTGAATTAGATACAGACGTTGATGCGGATGTTGATAACGATGAAATGGAAATGGACATGGATATGGAAATGGGTTCAGATGATGACGATATGGAAATGGACATGGATATGGACATGGATTCAGAAGAAAGTCCAATAGATTTAACTGGAGCTTCTGACGAAGAAATTCTTAAGGTGTTCAAAGCTATGGGTGAAGATGACGGTATCATTGTAAAGAAAGATGGCGAAAATGTTCACTTAAGTGATGAAGACGCTGACGTAGAATATCTTGTTAAGCTTGGTGAGTCTGAAGAAGACGAATTAATGCAAGACAAAGGAATGAGTTACGAAGAAACAGACGAGTCTGTCGATGATGTAATTAACGCAATTTTCTCAGGTGATATGGAAGATGTTGATTCATCTGACATTGATATGGAAGATGAGGTTGTTTATGAAATTACATTAGACGAAGAAGACGAAATGATGGAAGACGATTCTGAAATGATGGAAGACGATTTTGAAATGATGGAAGATGATTCTGAAATGATGGAAGATGATTCTGAAATGATGGAAGAATACGAGGACGATTTAACAAATGAAACTTATAAACCTAAAGGTGTTGGAATTGGCTCAGGTCCTAAATTTTCTTACAAAGATAAAGCTAAAGGTGGATTCAATGAAAAGAAAAAACAAGGTCCTAAATCAGTAGGTACTGGTAAAGCAAAATTCGATTACAAGAAAGGTGAAAATATGGAAGGTAAATCCAAAGTTGTTAAAGCAGAAACTAAAGAAGGTGATTACGGAATGAACAAGGGTGATAAATCTAAGACCATGAAAGGTAAAGAAGATTACACTACTAAAAAAGGTGACACTTTGAAAAGAAAAGCTTTTGAAAAAGAAGAAACTAAAGAAGCTGCTAGAACATACGGAATGGGTTCCAAAGAAGGTAGAGGTTTAAGAAAGGGTATTACAAACAATAGAAACTATAACTATAGTGGTAATGGTCTTAAAGTAGAATCTACTCAAGAAGAAGTTAGAACGTTGAGAGAAAAGAATGAAGAGTACAGAAAGGCTTTGAATGTATTTAGAGAAAAACTTAACGAAGTTGCAATCTTTAATTCAAACTTGGCATACGCTACAAGATTGTTCACAGAACACTCAACTACTAAAAAAGAAAAATTGAATATCCTAAGAAGATTTGACGATGTTGAAACTTTAAAAGAATCTAAAAATCTTTATAAGTCAATCAAAGACGAATTATCTCAGGTAGATACAAAATCAATTAATGAATCAGTAGGTCAAAAATTAAACAAGACTGTCACTACAGGTTCATCAACAACATTGATTGAATCAAAAACTTATGAGAATCCACAATTCTTAAGAATGAAGGATTTAATGGGTAAAATTGGTTAAAAATAAAATAAATAAAAAATAAACTAAAAACAAAACAAATACTAAAATGGGAGCATTATTAGAATCAGGTCTTGTTGGTAACATCGGTCTTAAGCACCTTAAAGTTATCAAAGAAGATACAATCAACAAATGGGACAAATTAGGATTCTTAGAGGGTCTTAAAGGTCACATGAAGGAAAACGTAGCACAATTGTACGAAAACCAAGCATCGTATTTAATCAACGAAGCATCATCTACATCTGACACAGGTGCATTTGAAACAGTGGTTTTCCCAATCGTTAGACGTGTTTTCTCTAAATTATTAGCAAACGACATCGTTTCTGTACAAGCTATGAACTTACCTATCGGTAAATTGTTCTACTTTGTACCTAACATTCAGTCTTACGAAAACGGAGGACTTAATGGTACTGGTATTCACTACGCACCTTATGGTTCGCCAAATGCGTCGGATACTCAAACACCAAACAGTGGTTACGACTACAACAACACTAAAGACCTTTACGATAGATTCTACGAAGGTAACGAACCAGCTTTGGACCCTCCAGGATTGTTCGATTACTCTAAAGGTCAATACTCTGCAATCACCGCACAAGCACAAACTGTTGCGTGGTCTGGTGATTCATTAGTAGAGTCTGCTTACGCTTTAAGTGATTACAGAAAAGTATTAATCGTATTGACAGGTTTCGCATCTGACGGAGCAGGTAAATTGATTGGTCCTGATGGTCAACCTATGGATAACGAAGCTTTCTTATCTGATTTGACTGTTTACGGTGTTACTGGTAACACAACTACTGCGGCTAACGCAACTAACCCTTACTTATTCAGAGTTGTAACTCAAAGATATGGTAAAGGTATCGTACAATACGGAAACAACAACGCTACGTTAGTATTCCCTAACAGTAAAACTGATGGTGGTCAATATGACAACTTGTGTGATGCTGAAGGTAAAATCTACTTAGAAGTTGACTTACAGGTTCCTGTATGTATCACTTGTGGTGGTTCTATGGACGGTTACACAGGTTCAACATTCTCATCTTCAACAGCTTATAACAACGCGTTTACAGCTACTTACAGAATTTACAAAAACTTGGAATTCGAAGACAGAATGGGTGAAGTTTCTTTTGACCTTATGTCAGTAACTGTTTCTGTAACAGAAAGAAAATTAAGAGCACAATGGTCTCCTGAAATGGCTCAAGACGTTGCGGCGTTCCACAACATCGATGCTGAAGCTGAATTAACAGCTTTATTATCTGAGCAAGTTGCGGCTGAAATCGACCGTGAAATCTTAAGAGATTTACGTAAAGGTGCGGCTTGGAACTTACGTTGGGATTACAACGGATGGAAGCGTCTTGGTTCAAGTGCTGTTCCTTACACTCAAAAAGACTGGAATCAAACATTGATTACGGCTATCAACCAAATTTCTGCACAAATCCACAAATCTACCTTAAGAGGTGGAGCTAACTGGATTGTTGTATCTTCTGAAATCAGTGCTATCTTTGATGACTTGGAATACTTCCACGTATCAAACGCGGCTCCTGAGCAAGACCAATACAACATGGGTATTGAAAGAGTTGGTACATTAGCAGGTCGTTACCAAGTGTATAGAGACCCTTACTTCCCACCAAACCAAGTGTTGTTGGGTCACAAAGGTACATCTTTACTTGACACAGGTTACATCTACGCACCGTATGTACCTCTACAATTAACACCTACAATGTACAATCCATTCAACTTCACACCTATCAAAGGTATTATGACACGTTACGCTAAGAAAATGGTTAACAACCGTTTCTACGGACGTATCACAGTTGATGGAGTAAGAACATTCGACTTAAGAGAATTGAGATAATCAATATCTTACCCTATAAGAAAGGAGACAAGAAATTGTCTCCTTTTTTTGTTTTTAAGGTATTTATAACATATGAGTAATTTACGAAAATTAATTAAGGAACATCTATTATTAGAAAAAAGAATTGCTCAATTAATGTCTTCTTTTGAAGTTCAGTATTCTTTTGACGTTGATAGAAGTATTCACGCGTATGATAGAAAAACAAGGAACGATATTGAAAATTATAATGAAAAAGAAATTTCAAACTCAGAAGTAAAATACATAGTCAGTTTATCTTTGAAAGAAATTGCCGAAAAAATCGCACAGCACAATATTACTCATAATGATGCGTTTGTTGTTAAATCGGCTGAAAAAGAAATTGCAATAGCAATAATACCAAAACATGTTGAGGATAATTTTTGGAAATTGGTAATATCAACTGTATTCAGAGAATCTTATGACAACCCATTTAGAGTCGGTGAAAATCAAATAGTTATTTGGGTTGATTAAATAAAAAACAGGGTGTTGTATCTGAATCGTTCCTACCCTGTTTAAATAAGTCGGTTTAGACTTATCCATGTAATTAAATACTTTGTATCTAAATCGTTTCCTTTAATTACAGTACAAATATACAACTTTTTTTCAAATCTACTATATTTATTTTAAGATTTTAGTTTATCAGTCCCCAGCCCTAAAGGCTGTAGAGTATTCACGGACACGAAGGTATTGGTAACATAGTCATTAACTATTTTAAAATTAAAAAAAATGTATTACACAACAACTAAGGTGAGCAAACCGACTGCTCACATCACAAAGAAAAAGTCGCGTTTAAAAATCTACAATGGTAATGTCGTATTCCTTAACGACAAAGATAATTTCGAATTCGAAATTCATAATCCAACACAAAAATCAGTACTTTGTAAAATCAAACTTAATGGTAAGTACATCTCGACAAGTGGGATTGTTATTCGACCAGGTCAAAGGGTCTTTTTAGAACGTTTCATTGACTCAAATAACAAGTTTGAGTTCAGTACCTATGAAGTTAAAGATACGTCCGAGAATCGTGATGCAATTGACCTAAATGGGGATGTTAGAATTGAATTCTATGATGAATCTCAAATAGTTAATTATCCTCATCTTTCAGGTGGTAATTGGAATACTGGCTGGTCACACATTAATATAGGTTCTCCGTATTATGGCGATATAACTTTTACCAATAACTCATCAACAACATATCTTTCTACCACATCTCTAAATAGTGGAACTAATACATTTGAAGGTCCAAACATTAGAAGTGTTAAATCTAAAAAATCGATTGAAACTGGTAGAGTTGAAAAAGGTGAAAAATCCAATCAAAAATTTACTAATTCATACGAAGAATTTAACTATTTTACATCACATCAAATAAATTTAAAAATATTACCATTAAGTAATAAAATTAATACTACTGAAGATATTAAACATTATTGTACCGAATGTGGTACCAAGACAAAATCAAAATATAAGTTTTGTCCGTCTTGTGGTAACAAATTGTAAGATATAAAAAAAGGGGTTCCGTGAGACCCCTTTTTTATTTTAACATTCTGAGTGATTTAGAAATTAGTTCGGATTCTGTTAAAGAATACAAACCATTCCTATAACCCATTTGAACTGCTTGCACTAACATATACTTGGCTTGTTCTTCAGTTAATCCATCAATAAGATTTTCAATATCTTCGGGTTTGTAAATTGCGACCTCTTCAAAAAGATATGCAATTGGTTGTGTTTGTTGTTCCATAACGTGTGATTGATATATTTATTATAAGTATATGAAAAGAAATAGAATTAGTGAAGCAACAGGTTCAGGAAACGCTGGTAATTTTAAAGTACCAATAGTTTTATCTCCACAACCATGGAAAGAAAACCAACTTGCACCATTTACAGATTCTGTTTATAGTTATGATAATGCAGAGTTGGCATATGAAGAAGCTGATGGAGATTTTAAAGAAACTCCTGAAGAAAGAGCTAGAATTGAAAGCAGAACGGATAAAATTTCTCAAGTTGATGCATATCTAAAAAGTTTTTATACAGGACAGAATGATGAAGACGGGAGTAACCTTGGTGATGTTGAAAACCCTGAAAAAATAATACAACAAGCCGTAGGACCATTAAAAGAAGATTTGGCAGTTTGGTTTGGAACAAAGAAGAAACCAAAAGGAAGTAGTCAACCAAAAGGTCCTTGGGTTAATATCTGTAGAAAAAAAGAAGGTGGTGGACATCCTCCATGTGGTAGACCTGATGCAGACCCAAAAGGTTATCCAAAATGTAGGGCTGCGGGTGTTGCATCTAAAATGACAGATGCTCAAAAGAAATCCGCTTGTTCACAAAAAAGAAGAGCTGAGAAAAAAGACCCTAAAGTAGGTAAAGGAAATAAACCTACAATGGTTTCGTACAAACCAAAAAACGAATCAAAAGATAATAAAATTAGGATTTCAGAAAGTCAACTAATTGAAATTATAAGAAATCTTATAAAGAATCCCTAACGATATTAGTATCTACTTTCTTAGGTTCAACAACAATCTTAGGACTTAATTTTTGTTTTGGTTTTTCAACCCTTACTGTATCGTACACAATCTTAGTTACGATTTTAGTTTCTATTATTTTTTTAGGGGTTTCATATGACTCATCTTTACGTTTATGGGTAATGGTAAAGATACTTGCCAATAAAAATAAAAAAACTGGAATTGAGAAGGTTAACAACCCAAAATAATAGGTAAGTTTAAAAGGACTATTTTTCATTATATTTTGTGTAAAATGTTTTGAAGGGAATGTTTAATATTTGAAGTAATTTCTTTTTCAAACTCAATTCTTCTTTTCTCAACTTCGTTATCAAATAATGAAATTATTTTACGCCAAGAATCAACTTCCAAATATACCGTATAAGAATATACGTGATTAATCACCTTAACATTGTGATTTTCTAAAATTACGAATATATCATGTTCTTCGTTACGGATATATCTTTTGTCGGATAATGGTGTAAGAAGAAGCACTGTCTCGTCTAAATTGATTAGTTTCTTACAGATTGCAATACAATCTTTTTCGTATTCCGATTTTTCAGTAGGAGGGGTTGATAATCTTTTAATAGAGATAAATCCTTTTTGGATTGCTCTTCTAAACTTGTGGGAAAGGTTTTTCATAATCTTATGTCAATATTTACGACAAAGATAAACCTATTTTTTGAATAAAAACAATTTTTAAAAAAAAAATTAACAATAAGCACCTGAACAATGTTTCTTTCCGTCAGTTCCTGGCATCTTACCTTTACATACTTGAACCGCATATCCGTTGGCATATGCTGAAGGATAAACATCAAATTTAGCCTTAGCTGCCGCCTTACCTCTTGCACAAAGTTTTGTACCTGTTTTTTTTCTACCCTCATTCATTTCTTCATAATCTACGTATTGGGATTCTTTTTCCATTTCATTTTTGAAAAAATCGAATACTTGGTCAATATTTGTTTTTGCTTCTGAAATATGGTCATCAGCCCAATCATGACCGTTTTGAATAATGTTATCGAGAGTTAATGGGTCCATTTCCAACATCATCTCAAGTTGTCTTTTCATTTGTTTTAAATTAGAAAAGAACATGTAATTGGCTTCTTCTTGTTCAGATAGAACTTTTTTAACAATTCTGTTTAAATCTGATTCGGTTAATTTTACTGTTTTCATATTATTGTCTAAATGATGTGTTATTTGATTTGTAATTAACAATACTAAATGCTAATTCTTTTTTATAAGTATCTTTTTCACCTGAAGTATTCACTTGGATGTCAACATAATAGTCATTAGGTATTTTGTCTCTTGTGTCAAACATAAAGTAATATTCATTTGGAGTTCTGTTTACAGGAGTCCAGTCTTGTACTAATACTTCTGTAGTTCCTTCTTTAACATAAACTCTGTAGAATGCTGATACATCTTGTAATGGGGCTTGAGCGGTGTATGCCTTTTTAATTGTGACCCCAACCTTTCTAATATCCGTATTAAGGATTTGTTCGTTTTGTAATATACCATAAAATTCAAATCCATATTTACTTGGTTCTTTAGATGTTGAACCAATTTGAATTCCTGCGGTAACTTGTTGTAATACAAACTGATTAGTGACATTAGGTAATGCTTGTCCGTTTATTGTTAAACCTGACCAAACATCATAGTATTGACATGGGGTCGCCCCTGTGAATCCATTTGGTACAATTACTTCGTATACACCTCTTGTTCTTAAACAAGTAGATAATGTTGCCATACCTGGCACGGCATCACCATTTCGGTCTTCAATTCTAACAACAGGGTTAGAATCTAAATTTACAAAATCACCATTCTGATAGATGTATAGATACAATCTATTTGTTTGGTTTTTTAAGAAAATGTTTCTATCATCTTTAATGATATCATCATAAGTTGTTTGAAGGAATGGTTGATAAAATGTTTGAGTGTGTCTTGAAAAAAACGCCACACTATAACTGTCGGTTAAACCTGTAATGTTTTCAATTTGTGGTAAATATGCAACGCCCCAACCAGTAACACCAGTTATTGTACCATTTAAAATACCATTAATTTCATTGGACATGTCCATTAGAATGTCTTCATTTCCAAATTCAAAATGTTGTCTTGCAACAATTGTTAAACCTGAAAAATTAACAGAACCTTCGTTTTTGTTATTATAAACACCAGCCTGAGACCATCTGTTTAATGTGGTTGTTTGATACCAGTTAGAAGGTCTTGTTGAATAAGCTCTACTGTCTACATAAGTAAGGGGTGTAGAACCACCATTTGCACTGTTTTTAGATAGGTTAAAGTCATTGTAGTCATATCCCACACCCTCATCCCAAAATTGTGCGTCACCTGTACTACCTGAAGTTTTTGGAATTCTAAATAATATTAAATCAAATGATGTTGCTCTTCTTCTAGAGTTAGACATTACCGTATTTAATAGTTCATTATCAAATGACGAAGTATTTGTCATTTGAAGAACGTGGGTCATTCCTGTAGTACATCCTGTAGAAATTGTACCGTCGGCAATACCTTCACGTAATAGTTCTAAATCTAAGTCAAATAATAAACGACTATAACCATAGTCTGGAACTATGTAATCGGATGCACCAAAATTCAATTCAATAACAGGGTTTCTACCCGTGTTTACATATGAATCGGAAATTATAGTATTGTTCTTGTTTACGTATGACCTTAAAATTGACATTAATCTTTTTAATATAAATATCAATTAAGTCGAATATTTCCATTAAGAATTTTTGTATATGCGTTTTGCATCTCAGTAAGTATGTTTGGAACACTTGTACCGTCTTGAGTTACAGGTACAGGAGGTAAACCAGGATAAGCGTGGGTATGTGTGGTAAGGAATCTAACGATAAGATTTAACAACTCTAAAAGTTCTTCACCTCTAACTAAACTTGATGTCTTTGGTATGAATTCGTCAACAAATTGTTCTAATGAAATACCATATAAAGTATTATCAAAATTAATCTTACCTTTACCAGGTACTGATGATGTGTTTGATAATAAAAACAAAGTATCACTGGCTAATGCACCATAGGTTGTTGGATTTGGAAAGTAGGATTGTTGAGGAACCAAAGTTCTTTTTATCTCAACAGGTTTACCCACTTTGTTTTTTGCGTATATTAATCCATATCCCCCTTGTTTAAGTGCGGAAAAAAGTTTAATCTGATTATATATTTGTCTAACATTATCATATGAAGCCGTTGAAGTAGCGCCCGATGTAGAACCAGATAATGAAGATGGGTCAATTACCGAATAAGTTAAATTATTGGGTCTATAAAATATAGGGAATTTATTTAACTCACTTGTAAATAATTGTGTTCCTGATAATGTAAATGTTGATGTATTACATTGTTTAATAAATCCGTTAATAAACTCAACAGTTTGAACCATCGACAATAATGTGAAAGATTCGGACGCAACTAAAATTTTAAGATTTTCTTTAACGGGTGTACCAACAGTCAAATTTTTAGAGTTGGTTGATAAATCTGGTTTTAACTGATATAGATAAACTGAACCAGCAAATTTATCTTGAGTGTTTTCAGGATTTGTTATTGTCCATTCTACCAAATATTTTACCTGTACAACAACCTCATTGGTACGTGCGACTATTTTAGGTGGTAAAGATACCTTAGTTTGATTAAATCTTGATAGTTGTAAAAACCCTCTAAGTTGATTACCAACAGGAACTACATTAGGTTGTAATTGACTACCTTTAAACTTTCCCGCCCTTATTAAAACTTCATCTTGTTTTACAACAACGTCCGCACTACCTCTACCTAATAAAGCATTGTCACCTGGTTCGGGGAAAACACCTTTATGAACTGCTTGGTCAGTATACGTACCATCTTGGTTCTTTAATGGTTTTGGATTTTTTAATTGAAATCCAGTCGCCGTGAATTTATTACCTCCTTGATAGTATTCGTACCCTGTAGTTGTTGGACTTGAAAACGTATTTTGAACGTAGTATTGGTTTTGATACTTAAAATCTTTATTTGTATACAGTACCTGAGCCATCTCACTGACCTTTGGAACTTGATACATAAAATATGGCATAAGAGGACTAAAGACAAATGGGTCTCTAATTGTCCAAGCGTCTTTCTGTTCATTCCATGGCGGGTCTGTAATAGAACTTACAATATCGTTATAGTTATCAATTAACAATTTAGCACGAATTCGACCCAACATCATTGGGTCTTGATTATCCATTACTGTTACTTGAAAAAATAGTGTGTTGTCGTTCATTATTTCCTTGATTCGTATTCTTTAAGAATATTATTATAAAGTTCTTCTACCTTATCTAAATAGATTGTTGAATTAATAATGTTTTCCTTTGTAAAGTCAAACTCAGACGTTAATTTTTCCATAACCTCAATTAACTTTGAATTTGGCTGGTTCTTCAGTTCTTTTTGTAATTCAATAATATTTTCAAATTCTTCTTTATTCATTTTATCTACTTTTTGCAAAAACTTTAATTAATCCATCAGGAGTTGGTATTGCAATCCCGTCTATAGTACCATTTTGAGCCTCTTCTTTTTCAGCACCTTTATTTGAGGCTAAATTAAATAATGCCATTAAGTTAGGAGACCCATCAGGTAAGGTTCCTGTAGGTATACCTAAACCTTGAAGTTCTTTTATTACGTTAATTGTTGACCTTTCTGATGATGTACCTGGTAAAAATTCAGTTAATAATAATAATGGTGCGGGTAATTTTGAACCAGGACCTGCCAACCCACTAAGCAGATTTAATATTGTTAATATTTCATCAACCAACGATTTACACTTTCTATAGTCTTGAACTCCTTGAATTAATTGTTGTACTATAAGTGCAATATCAGTCAACCTTTGTATCATCAATAATTTTTTGTTAACTTTACCTCTCGCAATATCATCTATAACCGACTTTAATAAAATTATTATATCTTTTTTAAGTATTTCAAAAAGTTCTTTAATAAAAATTGCGCCAATTTTAGAAGTTACATCAATATTAAAAGATTCAAAAACTTTTAAAAAGTCTACTTGGTTATTAACTATGTTATTAATTTGACCATTTACTGTACTAGCACTTTGAATATATGTGTTGGCTGAAGTTACTGCCTGATTATACAAACCAGTGGCGTCATTCTGAACAACTCTTAATAAAACAAATATTGGGAATAACACTTTTGGACTTAACACTGAACCTGCAAGTGCAAGTGGGATTTGTTTAATTACGTCTTTATTTACTGCAATTTCTAAATCAAAATTAGTTGGTAAGAAAACCTTCCAATCAGGATTTTCAAACAAAGTATTAGTTACATTTATAATACTTTGTACTTGCTCTTCAGTAGTTAAATTGTCATTTTCTCTAAACCCAATAAGCTCATCTACGAGTGTTTCAAAATCTACAGGTAATTTAACATTTTCACAATCTTCAAATTCAGTTACCCCAAGTTGTATATTAGAAATGGTTAAATCAATATTCCTTAAATCGACTTCAGTCAATTCAAAAAATGATTGGTCAATGCCATCTAATTCCGCAATTTTAGATACACCACTAACGTCAATTTCTCTTCTTGAATCAAAACACAATCCTAATATTCTTTGAAGAAATAATTGAAATTTAGATTGTTCAGTTATTTCATCCGCACCTAAATTGGCTTTCATTGATATTGCACCTGAAAGTATGTTGATTAAGTTGGCAGCAAAATCAACACTATCAAACAACTTAATTGTTCCGTAATAGTCTTCTAAAAAGTCTACAACTTTATTTTGAGTACCACCAGTTATTAAACCTGTCGGGTCAACTTTTGAAATAAGAGCAACCCTATAACAAGGTTGGTCTACTCCAAATTGATTTGTTGGACTATATTGAAAATCAAATAAATCTTGACCCGAAAGTCCCTGATAAAATTTACCAAATTCACCTTTAAAAGAATTTGTAGCACTTGGACCTTCTAATCTTAAGTTGAACTCTTTGTTCATTGGGAAAGGTCTTAGTCCTCCGTAAGGTTTAAAATCATTCTGAACCACATTAGGTTCTGGCTTTTCATAAATTAATTTACCTAATTTTGACTTTGTATTAACTTTTAAAATACTTGCAATGTCTATTGATTGTACAGGAACATAAATTCCTTGACCTACGGGCAACGTATCTAATGGAGTAAATTCTAATTGTTCTGAAGTTATACCTTCAAATGTTTGTTCTTGTGAACACCCAATTGCTCTAATTGCTGCTTGACCTATAATTTTTTTTACATCAGGCTCAATTTTGGTTGCGGTTTGAATTAAGGTTTTTTTAAGATAAGATAGTGTTGAAGAACCACTACCATTTGCTAATCCAATCATGTCTAATAGTTGATTGAATGAGTTTGGAGGTTGTCTTAAATACCTTTTTTGTTGCTCCGATATTTTGTTTAGTTGTGATGCAACATCTGGAATTCCTTTAGATTCGGAATTACCTGCAGTACTTTTTAATTTTTTTGCAGATTTTGAAACCTCAATATAGGTTTTAATTGAACTAATTTGACTCTTAGCGTCACCAAATCCTTGACTTAAATCTGCTGGCATATGTTATTTCATTTTGTACGATTCCTCATCGTTAGAAACATCCTTGTCAATTAGATTTTGAATTAAGTCGTCATCCAAATCGGCAAGTGAAAATGATTCGGTATTATTATTAGATTTTTCCCAAATACTCGATTGTAATTTTGATAAACTGATTTTCTTTTCAACACATTCGTTTACAATCTTTTGTTGTTTTTCAATTACAGGACCAATTGTCATCATGTCTCCTGGGTCTTTTAACATGGATAACATTTTGTTTTGGATTCTAATTGCAGTTTGTCTTTGTTCTACAAGTTCATTGTAGATTTCTTGCATTAAAGATAATATCGAATCTTTAGTAAAATTTATCTCTTTTCTAGTTGGTCTCGGCATATCTATAAATAGCGTTTAATCTGTTTTCATTTTTGATTGAATCAAAATATATAACTTTTTGAATCTTTTAATAGAGCTACGTATTTCTTTAGTACTTAAATTAGTCATTTCTCTTAGAGACAAGAGAATAACATTTTTATTAAATTTGTTATTGTCTGCACTTGAAAATATTGATTCGTAGTTTTCAAATAAATCGACTAATGCGTAACCTAATTTAACCTCATTTTCATTTAAATTTTCAGTTTCAACGAAGTCTCTTAATTCTTTTAAATATTGTGCAATAATTGCAGAGGTATCAACAATTTCTTCATCAATACGATACATCATATCAGGTCTCTCTTCGATACTGGCAGACATGTCTTCATAAGATACTTTTCTATTGGTTTCTTTTTGGTCTTTAATTATTTGACCCATCAAATAGTTTTTACATATTGTACCAAAATAGGAGTATGCTTTCTTTTCTTTAGAAGGTTTGAATTTATCAACCTTTGTCATTAAAAAAGAATGGGTGTCACAATGTATTTCGGTAAAATCCATATCTTTTCGATATAGTTTATACCTTCGTATTATTGATGAAATCATCTTATCGAGAGGTCCTCGTAAGTATTCATTATATATTTTGTTCTTTTCTTCAGCAGTTTCGGCTAATAAAAAACTTCTAACCGCGTCCTCTTCTCTAACATCAAAATAATTTACATTTACCGTTTTCCTACCTCTTTTTTTGGATGAAACATCTTCTGTTTGTGCAGATAGAGTTTCTGACATTATACATTTTCTGATTGGTATTTTATGTTTCTATCGTTTACAAAGAAATATTCTTTCTTTGCTGTTTGAACCCAAAATTTAACTTCATCTTCTAACATTTTATTTTCACCAAATTTGTAATTCCAAAAAATAGAACCTTCTCTCATGTTAGTATGTTTGTATCCAAGTTTTGGGATTGTCATAATTGAAACTGAGTTGTAAGTTAATCTAAGTAAGAACTCGTAAACAAAAGTTAATTTAATTGATGATTTGAATCCACCAAAATCTTCAATAACCGATTTTTTAATCACACAACCTGCGGTTTGGAAATTTTGGTAGTCTTGTAAAGTTTCATTTGTTAAGAATCCCATTTCTTGTGTAAAGTTAGCTGCAAAAGTTGCCTCATTAGTAAAACCTGCGAACATACCTTTTTCATCGGTTTCAACCACAACAGGTAAAAACGCTTGTACGTTTGGATATGAGTCAATATATTTTTTTACGTTCTTAAACCAAATTGAAGAGTATTCATCATCAAATTCGAATAGTGAAATCCAAGAACCTTTTGATTGACTGATACCATGATTTACTTGGTCACAATAACTAGGTTCTTTATCCCATAATAATTTTGTAACATTTAAGTTTCCAAAATCATACGAGTTTAAAAATTCTACCAAGGTTTCTTCCGAACTGTGTACAATAACAAGTTCTTCAATACCCACAGTTTGTGTTTTAATTGATGTAATTGCTTTTTCAAAATACTCGTCAAAGTTTCTTGCTTTGGACGATTTAATTGGTAATATAACTGATAGTGATAAATTAGTATTCATATTATTCTTCGGTTTTAGAAATTTGTTCTTCAAATGAGTTTGCTCGAGTAGTTAAATATCCTTCAAATAAAGAAGTTACTGTTGAGTCAAATTCTTGTTTATTCGTGTAATGCTCCGCTGTCTTTTTCATATTTTCATATAATTCAGGTTTGATATTATCTTCTAACCAATTTTGGATAAAATCGGCAATAAAGTCCGACATCATATTTGGGTCTGTCAACCAAATCCCGTTATCTTCATTCATCCATTCAGGTTGCATATATGGAACTTTACCAATTACAGGAACTCCTGATGCCATAGACTCTAATGGGAAGGTACCAAAACCACTTTGTTCGTCCATCCAAACACTAACAAAACAATCACGTAAAGAGTTTGCAAATTCTTTTTCAGATAAACCTCTTAAATCTCTAAAAGTGAACCATCTGTATTGTGGAAATTTCAAATAAAAAGTTTTAATAATATTAATTGTATCTGATTGTTCTTTAGTATGAACACCAATGATTGGCATTGGAGGTAATTCTTTTGGATAAAACGTTTCAGTAATTAAAGGTTTTAATATAT